GAGGCTCATCTACTGTTGTAGTAAAGCTTGTACCACGAACTGCAATAGTAGCTGTCGGTGTCGTCAGAGTTATGTTCTCTTTTGGTACTAATCCTAATTTACCTGTTGCAAATCTAGCTGTACCAGAAACAAACTTCATAGATAACGAACTATTCTTTTTGTTATCTGGATCGAAATAGTATTTTGTTAACACTACTTCTGTATGTTCTACTAACCTTAATACTGTATCATCTAAAAAGGTTAATTTAATACGACCTTTGGCCGTTTCAATGGCATCCATTTGTTGAACACCCAGACCAAGTTCAGTGGTAAAACTCTCACCTTCGCGAGTGATTCCACCACTGCCCTTGTGTTCTGTTATATCGCCAATTTCGTTAGCATAAACAGTACTAGATAAAAGGCTAATCGCCAGTATCTTTTTGCTTAATGTTAACAACTGCATTTTCTGAATCAAAGTCTGCATTTATTACTCCGTAACAACCTGAGATACCGCTACCACAAGTTCCAGATGTTTGTAATATGTCGATGTCACCGTTACTACCAATCCACTCTAAAGTAAGTGATTGATAAGCTCCATCAGCTTGAGTTGTAGCAAAGTTATTAGAACTTCCAATAACATCTACATCCCATGTTACATCATCTGCATCGATATTAATATCCCAGACATTAGATCCGCCAGTAATGTCTAAATCAAAATTCAATCTTTCAGACGAGGCTGCATAACCCCAATCTATATCGAATGTATTTGAGTTTCCACTAATAGCAACATCTACTACTGATGCATCAGCACTTCCACCATATCCTACGTTCCAATCCCAAATATTTGAATTACCAGTTAACGATAAGTCAACGTCAGTATTATCAAATAAAGTTGGTCCAAAGATCTGGTTCAAGTTACCAATCATATCAATATCCATAGTTACGCTATTACCGGTTAATGTCCAATCAGTAGCACAAGCTCCAGATGATATTGTTCCACATAATTTATTTCCATAACCTATTTGGTCAATTGTTAAATTAAGGGAATCACCTGCTTGGTCTAATAATACTTCATTGTCATTAGTCCCGGCAAACAAAACCACAGGGCATAATAAAAGTAAAAATGCGATATATCTATTTAACATTTTCATCCTCTTATATCCTCTATATTTTCAGGAGTAGGTACTTCTTCTGGTAAATTTTCTTCAATTGGTTTAGAATAAATAACCTCGATTTCCGCATCATCCATAATTTCTTCGACTTTACCTTCGATTATTTTTTTCTGAAGCCAATTTATTTCCCAGAATCCATTCTCTTCTCCCTGGTAAATTAATTCCAACACTGCCGCTTCGATTGTAGATCGAAGTGACCTTGTCACACTTTCGTTCTCTGTCATCCCATCTTCTATTTCTATTAGTTGGGTGTCCATATCAACGAATCTAAATACATCATAACCATCCGCGATCGATAAGATAGTTTTTGATGTTTGTACATTTAACAAAATTTCTCCTGTTAAAGTACTCACGGCTCTGAGAGAAACGGTAACTATGTCTCTTCGATAGGCTTGTGAAATTCCTATTCCGAGTGTTCTAGCTCCTATTCCCCCAGTTTCGATATTGGTATCAAAGCCGATGATACCTCCTTCGAGAATTATTCCAGCGAACAATAATGGAGCAAGACCCGTTTCATCTTCTTCTCCATCTGTTTTATATTGTTCTCTTGTTGTTCTTACTATTTGTCTTTCACGTGTTAGGTGATCGATTCCAACACGTTCTACTACACGAAACCATTTACCTTTTCCTGCATTCTTTAATGCATCGATTAACATAGTTTCACCACCTTGGCTAACAGCAGTACTAAACATTGCAGTATTTCCTTTTTGTTTTCTTTGTCCAGTTTTATCTGGAAATTCATATACTGCTACAACTATTTGTTGGTCTGCTGGTGGTAAGTTTCTTAATTTTTCGTATGTAGGTAATTCAATAACTTTTGGTTCTTCTACACATTCAACATAATCTGCACATCCAGTAGCGTCTAATCCACCAGGAGGTACAAGACTAGCACAACTGGATATTATTCCAGCTATTAATATTATGATTAAACTTTTACCCGTTTCCACTTCCAGCTGTTCCTGCACCAATTGGTATTACTATAGTTGTTTCGGTACCATCTGCACCTATAATTGTCATAATAATAACGTCTTCACCTTGGGTGCAAGCATATAAAGAAGCATCACATTGTGTTTTTTGGTATGTGATTGTGTTGTCTTCTAATACAAAACTACCGAATGTTGTTTCAGAACACGTTCCAGCTGCAATAGCTTCTGCTGTACATGTTTGGAATAATTGTTCTACTAACTGTTTAGATAATTGTGCATATATTCTGCTTTCTAAGTTTCGAATAAATTTAGCTAGTGTAGTGTTTTCAGCGTCTCTTTCCGCTTGTTTTATTGCTGCTTCAATATCATCTTGAATAGCATCTCTTCTAGATTTTTCTTGGTTTTCTACTGTAAGATAATGTGCGCTAGTTCCTATTCCACTAAATGATGGATTTTTAAATTCATGAACTAGTTCATCACCAAGAAGTTTACTTGATATACCAAGTAAGAAAATACTTGATATAAAAACTAAACATATTTTAATATTACTCATCTTTTCCTTGTTTTTTTAATTCTTCCTGTTTTCGATATTCGATAACAGTGTTTACTTTTTGCTGTAATCTGATTAAATCATTATCAAGCATTCTTATCTGGTCTAATAATTTAATTAATGTTTTATGCGAGGCACTAATTTTTGGTTTAAGTTCTTTTGTTACATATTTCCATACATACCAAATAAAATAACCCATACCAATTGCCATTAGAACGGGATAACCAACTTCGTCTATGATTAATATAATCTGGTCAATATTTCTACCGTTCATTAGTCTCTCCTAGAATCAATCTTTCCGTCTTCAACAAAGTTTTCGTTTCTAGCAACTCTATCGATGTCTGGTCTTAAATCTAGAGATTCACTTACTAATAAATCAATCTTTATCATATCATTATTCATTTGACGTACTCTTGATTCTAATCCATTCATTATGTTAGTAAGTCCTGTGACAGAAGAACCAACACCATCTAATATATATTTTAAAGTTAGGAAGATAAAAAATCCCATGATAATTGCACTACCAATCGGGATACCGACTTCCATTAACAGTTTCATTACAACATTCATATCTTTATTTATGATATTAACAACGCTAGAACTGCGTTTAAAAGGAAATAGATACGCCACATCCGCATGCAGCTGTTTCTTGGGGATTGATTATTTTAAATGATTCGTTTATACCTTCGTGGATATAATCTAATGTAGAACCTTCCAAAAATGGAACAGATATTGGATTAATAACTATAGTAAATTTACCATAGTCTAGAATATGATCGTCTTCAGCAATGGTATCAGCAAACTCAATAATATACTCATAGCCAGCACACCCACCACTAGACACACCAAGTCGAATAGCATCTCTGCCATAATCATTCGTCTTCTTAATCGCTGCAGATATTGCTTCATCCGTTAGCTCTATCATAATTAGTACCCATACCCGTTTGGATCCTCCCATCTTTCTTTAGGTGGGTTATTATGTTTTCGATGGGATGATTTCTTTTCCCAATCTTCAATAGCATGTCGAATAGTTTCTTCTGCTAATACAGAGCAATGTAATTTTATAGGAGGTAATTGAAGAGCATCTGCAATATCTTTATCTTTTATTTGTTTAGCTTCTTCTAATGTTTTACCTTTTAACATTTCAACAAACATAGTAGATGAAGCAATTGCTGAACCACATCCATATGTTTTAAATTTTACGTCGAGTATTTCATCGGTGTCTGGATTTAATTTTAAATCTAATTTCATAACATCACCACATGCAGGTGCACCAGCTAAACCAGTAACTACATTTGGATCGTTTGGATCAAATCTTCCAACCCCATGTTTTCCAGGATTTTTTAGTACATCCTCAAATCGATCTACTACTTTACTTGAATAAGCCATTAGTTAGCAAATGCTACGCTTACAGCTAATGATGTTGCTACACCTGTTAAAGTATCTGTTGAAGCTTTTGCTATATAAGCTACTTCTCCAGCTGCTAAAGTGACCGTTGCAAGAGTATCACCACCAGCGTTCTTGTGTGTGATAACCTGTACAGAAGTTTTATTATTTAGTACTCTAACTAATTTAGCAAATCCTACATTTGATGCTGAAGCTAAGTTTCCTTCAGAACCTAATAATCTTAATACTTGCATTTTTATACCTCTTCTAATCGTGACATTAATCTCTCTGCTCGATTTGTCACCTGTTTATACCATCTGGAATCTCTTCCTTCTGCAGCGGCGGTTTTCCAATCACCGCTTTGTAACGCGGCATTGTGTTTTTTAAATTTACTGAGTCTAGTTCTTCCCATATTAAACATCATATTAGCTATGATTTGTTTAACTTCTTCAGGATAACTATCCCAATCCTCGTGTAAGATCTTGCAATCTTCCAAAACTATTATGACGTCTTTCGCAAAACATTCCTTAACACGTTCTTCTGTGACAGGAGTGCCGACCGGTAGCCCCAATTCTGGGTCTCCTTCAATGACAAGATGCCCAATCCCGAATGTAGGATAACCAAGATGGTCATTATATATTTCATTTACTTGTCCCTCGTCTATAATTAATTGTTCTCTTAATTTTTCAATATCCATAAAGTATTTTCTCCTAGAGAACATATTATTTAACAATTGCAGATATTAAATCTTCAAATTGTTCTACCTTTTCTACTCTGTTTGGCCAAAGAATATATTCTTTTTCTGGATTCTTTTTTAAATTACTTAACAATGGTAATATAGCATTATATAATTTATTTAATTTTTCTTCTGTTTCTTCTACCTTAGATGATGTTGATTGTACTTTTGTAGTTGCTTTCTGAACTGCTTCTAATTCAGATTCATCTACCGCAGTAAATCCAAAATCAAATTCATTTATATCTATGCTCATATCTTTTCCTCTTTAGTATTTATATACTTATAATCCTAGATCTTTTCCCCAAGGTCCTTCGTATTTAGGTCCTGGAATATCATATTTTTGTTTTCTAGGAATAACCTTAGTTTTATCTTTATGTACTTTAGTCGATGCATGTTTTGGAGTTTTTTTCCGCGTAAATATTTTATCCCAAGCTTTTTCAAATTGCTCTTGATTAACTATTTGTGGTCTACGTTTCGATCCTTTTCCTGACAAGTTTAATTCCTCTTTTTTGTAAAATGTTTCTAAACTTTTGTTTATGTTTAGGTTTAGCTTTATTTAATTCTTCAATCATTTGTTCATTAGATAATGTATGAATATAATAATTAATAATAGAAACTCTTTTAGTTTGTCTATCAACTCTTTTTTCTGTTGGTTTATATTTTGCTGGCATTAGCTTACTTTTTTTATTCTTCCTTTATCGTTTGCTTTCCAAGCTTCAAAGTCTATATCATTATAATCTGGTTTTAAACTTAACAATGCTTTTAAATTTGAATCGTCATCATCAAACAATCTTACTCTTTTATAATCACCGGTATCTAGAAACTTCTTAAAAACTTTTGCTTTTGCAGATGCACTAGAACCACCTATATTTCCTGCTCTGTATATATGGGATTGATCGATGTTAATTCCATGAGATCTGAATGTACTTAAGAATAATTCTTTATCATCCATATCTGCTCTAGCGGTAACTAACACTACATCTGATCCTTTCTTTACAGCATTCTTTAAAATAGCTTTAAACTTTTGTATCATCTTACCAATTGGAACTGCAGTTTGTTTAAATAACTTTGCAGACTTAAATTGGCCAAAATCATAATCTTCGCCCCTTCCTAATTTATATGTATTAAATTGTTTAGGGGATAAAACCTTAACTACTTTACCGTCTTTCTTTACTTCTACTTTTGCTTTTGTTTTAAACATAGTATCGTCGATGTCAAAGATAGTTAAACCTTTGGTTCCTTCGGATATATATTGTTTAAAATTTTGCATAGTCGTTGTATTATACCATATATTTATGATATTGTAAACAACTATTTATGATCTTTTTTACTTTATGCTCTTTATTGCTTCGATTTTATCTTGGGCATTTGCTAATTTTTCAACTTCTTTTTCAATTGTTTCTACAATGTCACTATGTTCACCTATACCAATAGAACTTTTTACATAGACATTAATATTAGCTTCTGCTACCGCTATATCCCCTTCTAATTTTTTAATTAGAGCTTCTAGCAATGCACCTTTATAACTCATTTGTTCCTCCGTTTAAATTTATCAATAGTATCTATCAATGGCTGTGTCCAGTCATCGCGATCTTCTTCAAAGATTTGAAGTCCTTCATCTCCAGCAATACATACTACTAAATTTTTAATTGGTATACCTGTTCGTTCTTCCCACATAACAGCATACGCAGCGGATTGCATAAAATACCCGTGAATCCATTCTTTCTTTTTCCATTTACGGGATGTTTTCCAATCGATAATACTTTTTCTATTATTCCAAACACCAACACAATCTACAGTACCAGCAACTCCTAAATGTTCAGAATACATTTTTTTCTCTATTGCAAATACTTCAGATAAACTATGTTCAATAGCTGGAACTACATCATTCATGACCTGGAGATCTGGAAGACTTATACCTTCTTTCCATTCTTCGTTAGAAATAAACTTTTCTATTAGTCCGTGTACCTTTGTGCCACGTTTAGAAGCTTTCGTGCTAATTCGATTAGCTTCTTCTTCTCCAACTCTTTTTCTCCATGCAATGATTGCATCTTTATTTAATATAGATAATACCCTTGTAATGCTAGGATATTCGTTTCCTTTTTCGTCTATGTATACACGACCAGACTTTCTATTTTCCTGCTTTAGACTTTCTTCCGTAACAGGAACTTCTGTGTGTTTAAACATTATGCATATTTACATTCTTTATCTCGAATGCATTCTTCTTTTGATATTGGCTCTTCTATTTCACATAGATGAGATAAGTCTTTTTCGTTATAACAAATTCCATCTATTATTTCAATTGTAGAACAACTAGAAATAAGAACCATCATAAATCCAAATAAAATATTTTTACCCAAACTTCGCTCCACTATTAACATCATTTTTCTTTTTCTTTTTAAATGTAAAAAATTTTTTAAAACCACCACTTAATCCCCATACTGTGAATAAGACTACAATAGTTAAAATACCTATCATTGTAAATATTGCTTCTAACCAAGCTATAACATTCATTAAGTATTATCTCCTTCGGTATATTTAGTTCTTTGTTTATCAAACTGACCTTTACCAGTTAGAGGTGGTTTCTGAAAAGGAAACCCATCTTCTCTTTTTTTAGGTAGCTTATTCATATGAGCTTTAATTTTTTTATTTGTATAATCTTTTACCCAAACTGCTCCGCTTTCTTCTGCTTGTCTGAATACTGCGTTTGTTACCATTATAGGAATAACTACTGCTAAGTGAACCCAAATAGATGTAACAATACTATATCCTAACCAGTCCATATAGTATGCTGCAACTACACCAAAATATCCTGACCACATAATAAATAAAGCTAATGTAAAATAAGCTTGTATTGAGGGATCAGCGATATACTTTAATGGATTGTATCTATTATCCATTATTAGTCTCCAACAGTCGACTACAAAAAATAAAATATCTTTTATTATTTTCATTACCATTTCTCCAAATTTACACCACGTGTGTTAAAAGTTCCTTTTACTCTAGCAGTTCTATAATCAAATGGAACGCTAACGCTAAATGGATCGGACATTCCTGTACCTACCCATTCACCAATATTATAAATTGTAGAAGGATTTACATGGTCTAGATATTTATCTACCCACATATTGTTCTTATCACACCATTCTTCTATCTCTTCGTATGTACCATATACTAATGTTCCCATTTTATATTGGCTTCCATCTGCATGTAATACTTTTGCAACTTCTTGGTGTGATATACAACCTGAACTCATTTACTTTTAACTCCGTCTGCGTATCTATGATTAACTTCACTGTGATGTTGTTCATCAGCTCTAACACATTTAATTAAATCTGATAATCTAGCATCACTTCCTAATTTATAATATTGTATAGCTAAACGTGGCGCTGGAACATTTTCTACCTGACCACTTTCAACTAAATTTAAATATTCTGTATAACTAACAACAGCTTCTTCTTCAAAATAAGCTATCATTCTATGTGCTGTTTTATAACTAACAATGTAAATAAAGAAATAAAACAACATAAAAATTCCTTGTGCTAACATAACTAACGTTCTTTCAAACCAATTTGGTTTCACTAATTGTATAAAAAACATTAAATGCATTCTTTCGTTTTCTGCTTCTGCTAACATTTCTCTTATGTCTGGTCCATAACCAGTTTTCATTTTTCTTAAACTTTTTAAATGTAACCACATACCAGCTACCATACCTGGAACACCTGCAATTGTTTCTAATACAATAGCTCTGTGACCATATCTTTTTGCAAAGAAAGTGTCCGCAATAAAACGGAAAAATTTGGTCATAAACTTTGCAAATGCGTCACTCATTTTGTTTTTATATTATCTCTATATCTAGGTGGTAAACCTTTTTTAATTTTATCTTGTACTTCTTTCCAACCATCTCCAGCTTTTCTTAATACAGAACCATCTCTATTTGTTATAATGTTATTTTTAGGAGATGAAATAACTTGTTGCATATTAGGATTGTCTGCTTTAAATTGTTCCATTTGGGATACACTCATCATGTATTCAGTAATTTCACCTGTATCTAAATTCTTAAAATCATAAGTTGGCATTTGCTTTTTCCCAGTGTTGTCCTACCCAATCTAATTTGTTATACTTTTTTTCATAAGCATTTGGATTAAACCAATCAGGTTGTTTACGCTTAGTCCATACCATTGGCATGTAAGCTAATTTAGTATGGTAAAAATTCTGATAAGATTCTATAGCACAATCTGTCATACAATCAGGAAATGCTTTCATTGCTAATGCAAAGTCGGTCATCTTTCCTCGTGGTATATTTTGTGGTATTTTTTCTAAAGGTTTTCTTAATCTTGTATCTGTACCGTGGACCTTGTTATATCTATACGTATATTCGTCGCATAAACCAACAAAGTGTAAATAATGCCAACGATAATTATGCATAGATTGCATTGTCCAGGTAGTGCATGGGTGATACATGTGTACAGCTTTATATAATATATCTTCGCGCTCGTCGCGAAAGACCCATTTCTTTTGAATTGTTTTTCCTGATTTAGATGGACCGCGTGTAACTTCGGCATCTAACATTCGGTGAGCTGTGGAAAGCATTTGACCTGATTCCACAATCATTTTGACTATATGTTTATCGCATTGCATCTGTGCTGCGACAACGGGATTTCTATCTAATACAAAAATATTCATAATATATATTATACCATAAAAATAACGGTTTGTAAACCCTTATCCTCTTATTACTCCAAGAACCCAATTTTCTGCTGCATTTTCTGCGTACTCTTCATTGTGTTCAAATAAATCTCTTCTTTCAATTAAAACGTTATCTTTGTAAAATTCAACAAACCATCCTTCGTATGATTCGTATACTTTTGCCACTTTCTTTTCATCTTCGGAAAAATAAGTATGTCTTTCTGTAGATGTTCTCATTACCATATTAGTGTTTAGCCCTAGCGAACCAGGGCTAAACCCTGACTCTATCCTCCTATGTATGTTAATTCTCTTATATGTTGTTTAAGACCTAAAGCTTTTTTGTTTATTTTATAAGCTAAAGTATCTTTCCCTCTCGACTTCAATCGTCTTTTATAATGAATTGCCTCTTTGTAATCTCTTTTGAGGCGGTTCAACTCTGTAATCATAAGCAATCTCCATTTGATTAATTAAAATTACATAACGAAGGATTATTCCATAGGCATTACTCCTCTTCTTTCTTAGTTGATTTACTTACTGACTTAACAATAAGACCTGGAAAAGCTTCATCAATTAAAGCTTTTGTTAAACCTTTTATTTTTAGTTTTTTATCTTTTGCAGCTATTAAAACTTCTGATTCTGTAGGATGCATTGTTTCTATTATGTTTAGAAATATACCTTCTCTACGAATAGGTTCTGCTGAATTTGCAACTGGACCTTTGAAAAAATATTTAAATTGTTTATGAGTTCTATATAAAGATGTTTGTGACATACCTTCTGGAGCATCATCTTTTTCGTAAGGTGGTGCACCCTTTGGTAATACTGATACAATATCAGCATCGAAAGCTACTCTTAAAATATCTCTTAGAGCAGGATGGTCATATTTTTTTAGTAATGCTATCCTCTCATCTTTTTTTGTTAAGCCTTTAAATTGGTTAAAGACTTCTGGTATTAATAATCTAGCCATAAGTATAAAATTCCTCCGTACATTCAATCAGATTTTTTAATCTGTTCTTAACTAAATAATTTAAAACCTTCATTTTTGGTGCAGGTTTTGTTTCATTAAAAGTATTTATAATAGTTTGTTGTATCTCTTCTGGGATATAATCAAAGTCTATTAATGTTTGATTTCTTTGAAAGTTACGATAATTTTCATCACCCATACTTTCTCTTAAAGTATCTAGATTATTTATCCATTCGTCGATTTTAGTTTGACGCAATTGGTTTTGATGTTGGTCAGTTATAAATGTATCATCTGGTGATAAAACATTTGGAACGCCATCACCAGAGTCACCACGAAATATATGGTTCCATTTATATAATCTAGGATTAGAATCAGTAACTAATTTTTTAGTTGCTGGACTAAATTGTTTTACATTATTAAATTTTTGTAATTGTATAAAATCTTTGTCTGATGATATAATCATAACTGGTTCATGTAAACCAAACTCTTGTGTTTGCATTGTAAGTGTAGCTATAATATCATCTGCTTCACATTCGTCTAAATGTAATACCTTCCATGGGAAGTTATCTTTTATTTCTTCTCTTAAATCATTTAGTGTTCCAAAGATAAGATTCCAATCTAACTCTGATGCTGTCCTATTCTTTTTACGATTCCCTTTATACTCTGGAAAGAATTGTTTTCTCCAAGAGTTAAAACCATCGCATGCTAATACCATTTGTCCATACTCTTCTCTATATTTTTTGTTATACATTCTAAGGGTATTTAAACAAATATGCTTTATTAGTTGTGGATCGTCTATTCTTTGTACGATTATACTTGCTAAAGCAATTTGACTATAATCAACTATTATCATCGTCGTCTCCTAATCCACCTTCATCGGGATCGATTGGAAATCCAAATTCTGGATCGAATAAAATATCAAGATAGTTATCTGGTTTCTTTGGACCATTATCTTCTAAGTCTTTAAGTATTTTATATATATCCTCTAACTCTAATTGTAAATGATGAGGAAGTCCTGCATATCTGTGAAACATTGCGTTTAACAGATTTAAAATAACAAACATATCTTTGGACTCTGGAGTATCTGGATCTCTAAATTTAACTCTAGAAAAAAGAGATTCTGTCATGTGTTGCAATTCAGATTCCATTACGTCCATCATATATGATGCAGTGTCTATTGATTCATTAGCAATAAAATCAACAGCTTCTTTAGATTGTTTTAGTTTTTCTTGTGTTTGTTTTTCCTTTAGATTTGGAAAAGGAATAACATTGTCTTTATATTTTTTTGACATAGGCATATTATACCATAAAAATAAAGGTTTGTAAACCCCCTATTTTTTTAAATTTTTAATAGAATCTT